AATCATTTAGGTTAAACGGAAAGAATATTTCCGATAAAGATGTATTAGCTAAGGCCTTAGATATAGATAAAACGCAATCAGTTGCTTTAGGTAAAAAGAATATCAAAAAGTTCGAAACAATCTTTTTGGAATTAGGTGCAGATGTAATGCGTAATATTACTAATTATCTAGCAGTTAATCCATCGGAAACGGTTAAGAGGTTACGTAAAGATATAGCGGATGCGATAAAATCAATTAAAAGTTCAAATGATTTAGAAGCATTGAATAAGCTTGAAACTCAATTAAACCGTATACAACAGATAGGCGGTTTTGAAAAGATAGTGCCAGCAGAAGGTATTGTATTTGTATATAAAGGAAAGACTTACAAGTATACAGGTGCCTTTGCGCCTGTAAACCAGTTGTTAGGACTATTTCGTTACTCTCGCTAATAATTATATAAAAAGGATACTATAATAATGACACGTAAAGAAGCACAACTACGAGAAGCTATTAGAGCTCAGATACGTAAATATCTTAAAGAGGCCGATGAGCCTGATTACATTAAAAAGGCTAAAGGACCTACTAAGACCGCATTGAAAAAATTCGAAGCCGATGCTGAATTTGGTAAACTTACACCACCTCAGAAAGTAGAATTTATAGTAGCAATGATACAAAAAGTTGGATTAGATTCAACGACAAAACAGAAACTACAAAAAGAACTTCCGAAATTAGTTGCAGAAGCTAAACTATATAAAGCAAAACTAAAGGAAGAAAAAGATCCAATTCCACCATTACCAGAAGAAGGTCGTGTAGATGTAAATCAATTATTTGATATACTAGGTAAATCAGTTTTAGGTAAACGATTTGCAAGATTAGGGTCTAAGCCAGATGCAGCACGTGCAGAAGCAATTGTCAAATTTGCAAAAATGATTGGCGTACCAATGAGTAAAATTAGTGATATAGTATCTGGATTATTAGCTCAACAATCAGAAGAAGAGCCGATGGAAGAGCCAGAGGTTCCGATGGAAGAGCCGGTAGATGAGCCAATGGAAGAACCAACGGAAGAACCGATGGAAGAGCCAATGGAAGATGAAGCACCTGAGGAAGAGCCGGTAGAAGAAAGTGTACGTAGAAGACGTAGAAAATAAATAATAAAAATAAGTTATGGCAAAAAAAAGTAATATACAAAACGTTAAAGAACTACTCGACGGAACTCACAACTCACAAACACGAGCCGTTAGTGGATATACAAAATCAGCTGAAAAGAAGCGAGAAGTAGGAGAAGTTTGGTATGAAACACTACCAAACGGAACTACATACCGATGGGAACAAAAAGATGGGTTCCGTGTTAAAACAGCAAAAAATAGCTTACTAACTACAGTTAAAGAAGCATTATCTATTCCAGCAACGTGTCCGGTATGTAATGGCGATATGCGAGATCATGAACAGAAACTTCATGAAAAAATGTATCGTATACATAAAACATGTTTTAGTTGTGTATTGATAAAAGAACGTAAAATCAAGCAGCAAGGACCTGAGGCTTGGGAGGAATATTCTAAAAAGTTCATGAAGGCGAATGCCGAAGCCTGGCTTAAAGATGTTGATAGAGAATTCCAAATATTACGTGAAGCACTTGCCGGTAAAAAAGAGTTTGTTAATAGTGATGGAACAATAGAATCTTGGGATCAAGTTGACCGTGACAAGTATATTGAGTTTATTGATAACGAGTATGTTGAATTCAAAAAGAAGTTGATTGAAGATTTATCATGAGGTTGGTTAAAGAATATTGGCATGTAATTACAATTGCAGTATTATTAATAATATTGATAGTAAGTATTGTTACAAGACCAAATCCAGCAGATGCCATTAAAGAATATAAATTACAGCGAAAAGTTGATAGTTTAAATATTGTAATAGAATCATATGAATTAGAAAGAAACGTATTTAGACTTAAAATAGATAGTCTTAATCAATCAATATCTATATTGCAAGATAGCATTGGTAATCAGGAATCCATTATTGACGATTTACAGGAGGATTATAATGAAGCGGTTAATAATATTAGTAAGTTTACTACTAATGACATTACCAAGTTTCTGTCAGAACGTTACGGTGACTGATAGCATAATTTGTGTACCTAAATCTCAACTTATCAAAGCTATACAAGATATTAAGTTTGGTGATTATTGCAAGTCTGAATTAGACGCCACTCGTAAAATTGTTGAATTTAAAAGTATGCAATTAACACGCAAGGATAGTATTATCCTGGCTAAGAATCAAATAGAACTACGATATAAGCAAGAAATATTAGATTTAAATGAATTGATAGATACTAAAGATGACCAAATAAATCTATATATTGTAAAAGCACGTAAAGAAAGAGCAAAACGAATTGGATTGATAGCTGGTGGAGTTACTGTTACCGTTGGCGCGGTTGCAGCTATTATTTGGTTATCATTATAATATTTCTTATATTAAAAGTAATTTATGGCAAAAAAAAGCTTACGTGAAATAATACAAGATGAATTTAAGCGATGTGCAGTAGATCCAGCACATTTCATGAAGAAGTATTGTATTATACAACATCCTACTAAAGGCAAAACATATTTCCATTTATATCCATTTCAAGAGGAATCATTACATCAAATACGAGATTCTCGATATACTATTGTACTTAAATCTAGACAATTAGGAATATCCACATTGACGGCTGGCTATATCTTATGGTCAATGCTATTCAAATCAGATTTCAATGTTCTAGTAATTGCAACTACCAAAGATGTAGCAAAAAACCTTGTAACTAAAATACAAGTAATGCATGATAATTTACCAAAATGGTTGCAAGGTGGATTAGTTGAAAATAACAAATTGAGTCTACGATTTAAAAATGGTTCTCAAGTAAAGGCTGTATCATCTGCAGGTACCTCAGGTAGATCGGAAGCCTTATCATTGCTAGTATTGGATGAAGCAGCATTTATTAAAAATATAGATGAAATATGGACCGCGGCTCAACAAACATTAGCAACAGGTGGTGGTTGTATTGCATTATCAACACCTAACGGTACAGGTAATTGGTTTCATAAAACATGGGTTGATGCAGAAGCAGGAGGACAGTTTACTCCTATAGAACTACATTGGTCGGTACACCCAGAACGAGATGAAAAATGGAGAGCGGAGCAAGATCAATTGTTAGGTGAGAAAATGGCAGCCCAGGAATGTGATTGTGATTTCGTATCTTCTGGTCATACTGTAATTGATGGTACATTGTTACAATGGTACAAAGAAACATATGTAAAGGACCCAATTGAAAAGCGAGGATTTGATGCAAATTATTGGTTATGGGATTATCCGAATTATTCAAAATCATATGCAGTTGTTGCTGATGTGGCCAGAGGCGATGGTAGCGATTTTAGTGCATTTCAAGTAATTGATATTGATGAAGTTCGTCAAGTTGCAGAATACCGCGGTAAGATAGGGACTACAGAATATGGTCATATGCTAATGGCTGTAGCAAATGAATGGAACAATGCATTACTAGTAGTTGAAAATGCCAATATTGGATGGGCGACCATTCAAGTGATTTTAGATAAAGGATATGATAATCTTTACTATTCATATAAGCAAGATGCATATATTGATGAGAATGTGCATTTAAGTAAAGGATACGACCTGAAAAACAAATCACAAATGGTACCTGGATTTTCGACGACGGCAAAAACAAGACCATTGGTAATATCAAAATTAGAAACATATTTCAGAGAAAAAAGCTTAATAGTCCATTCGAATAGATGTATAGATGAGTTATTTACATTTATATGGAATGGGTCTAAAGCAGAAGCTCAGCGAGGATATAATGATGATATTGTAATGGCATTAGGAATTGCCTTATGGATACGTGATACAGCATTAAGACTTAAACAGCAAGGAATGGATTTATCACGTAAAGCATTAGGTCATTTTGGTAAGACAGAGCCAGGAGTATATTCAACCAATAACGGGCCGGCGCAGGGTTGGAATTGGAATTCCGGTGACAAGGAAAACAATAATCTTAACTGGTTATTGTGACATACAATATTTATTAATAAACGATAAAACATGGCAGATAAATCATTTTTCAGTCGATTGCAAAGATTGTTTTCGACTAATGTTGTTGTACGTAGATTGGGAAAAGATACACTACGTGTTGTAGATACCAACCGACTACAATCAACTGGTAATTCAAATAATAGTCGGTATGCGGATAGATTTGCTGGAGTACATCAAAAAGACGGTAGATATAGTACCTATAATGGTACCGGTTATAGTTTCCAATCTAATAGAACAGAACTTTATACGGAATATGAAGCAATGGATTTAGATCCTATTATAGCTTCTGCATTAGATGTATATTCAGATGAATGTACCGTAAAAAATATCGAAGGAGATGTATTAGGTATCAAAACAAATAATGACAAGATACAAAAAATACTTCATAACCTGTTTTATGATATTTTGAATATTGAATATAATCTTTGGCCATGGATTCGCAATGCATGTAAATATGGTGATTTCTACTTATATCTAGATATCGAACCCGAAGTTGGTATTGTAAATGTGGTTCCAATGTCTGCATATGAAGTAGTGCGTGAAGAAGGATTTGATGAAGAAAATCCATATGCATATAGATTTACAATGCAATCTGTTAATTCATATTCAGTATCTAAAAAGAATGAGTTCGAACCATATCAAGTAGCTCATTTCCGTTTGATGTCAGATGCTAATTTCTTACCATATGGTAAATCAATGATTGAATCAGCTAGAAAAGTATTCAAACAGTTGATATTGATGGAAGATGCAATGCTTCTACATCGAATAATGAGAGCACCGGAAAGAAGATTATTCTACATCGATGTAGGTAATATACCACCAAATGAAGTTGACTCGCATATGCAGAACATCATCAATAAGATGAAGAAAACGCCTTATATCGATGAACAAACTGGTGATTACAATCTTAAATTCAATTTAATGAATATGTTAGAGGATTTCTATCTTCCGGTAAGAGGTGGAGAATCTGGAACACGTATTGAATCATTAAATGGATTAACTAATGATGGGCAAATAGAAGATATTGAGTATCTACGAAATAAAATGATGTCTGCATTGAAAATACCTAAGGCATTCTTGGGATATGATGAAGGTGTAGAAGGTAAGGCTACTCTAGCAGCTGAAGATATACGATTTGCAAGAACAATTGAAAGAATCCAAAGAATATTCATTTCTGAATTAACTAAAATTGCAATTATACATTTATATAGTCAGGGATTCCAGGATGAAGAGTTGATAGATTTTCAACTTGAATTAACTAATCCATCAATTATATATGAGAAGCAGAAAGTTGAATTGATGAATGAGCGTCAAGGATTAGCTTCTAGTCTTAAGGAATTAAGAATGTTCTCTGAACAATGGATTTATGAAAACATATTTGATATGTCTGCTGCAGAATGGAAAAATGAGCAAGAACAGGTAATTGAAGATCTTAAGGAAGGATTCCGTAGGGAGCAAATTGCAAATGAAGGTAATGATCCTAAGAAAACAAATATGAGTTTTGGTACACCACATGATATAGCTAGTATGCACGTGTCAGCAAGGTCAAACCTACCAGGAATGCCAGATAATAATGAAGCAGGTCCTGGCCGACCTGAGAAATATGGCACGTGGGGTACTCATGATGATGCATTTGGCAGAGATCCATTTGGTATGAAAGATAAAGCAGGACCTGATTTCTCAACCACACATAATTTCAAAGGCGGGCCATTGAGTGTTGAACACAAATCTTTTGTTGATTCATTACCATCATCATTGAAAACAAAAAAAATCTTAACGGAGAGTCTAGATAACACTAAAGTAGATAAAGATGCTGGTACTCTATTAGATGAGAACAATTTAATTGCTGATGAAAAACAGTGAAATAGTAAGAGTTCTATATTTATTAAAAATACACTGAAAAATGGATTAGAAACGAATGAATTCATTAAAACATTCTAAAATTAAGAACACGGCTATTTTGTTCGAATTGTTAGTGCGCCAAGTAGCAGCTGATACTATGGAAAACCGTAATTCGGCAGCACTGAACATTCTTAAGAAACATTTCCGAGAAGGTACGGAATTATATAAGGAATTAGCTTTATATCGTACATTATCTGAAGAAAAATTCAAAACAGAAGCTCATGCTGAGAAGTTCTTAACGGCTGCTATAGCATCTAGATCACAATTAAGTGAATCGGAATTACGTAGAGCAAAATATAATCTCATACGTGATATTAAAGAAAAGCTAGTATTTGAAAACTTTATCAATGCCAGGCTATCAAATTATAAATTACATGCTAGTATATTCAAATTATTCGAATATAAAGTTACGGAATCACCAGCTGAGATTACTAGATGTCAAAATTTAGTAGTAGAACATATTACTGCTGAAAAAACAGTTGTTAATGAATCTAAACCTGCATTGGAACTAGAAGATCCAGTAGTACGTAAGCTTGCATCTAAAATAGTTGTAGATAGATTTAATGAAAAATATGCTGGATTAAATGCTAAACAAAAAGAATTGCTACGTGAATATGTAAATTCAGTAAATAATTCTCCAGCATTGCTTAATAAAGTAAAAGAGCAGATTCCGGTAATCATTAATGAAATAACCGAATTAAGTGGTACTATACCATCAAAAGTACTTAAAATTAAATTACAAGAAGTAACAAATATGTTAGGTGAATTGAATTCACTTAAAAATATCAAAGATAAGCACGTTTTAACAATGCTTCGTTATTATGAACTTATAGACCAACTGAAAGGAGCTCAGAATGTCAGTTAATCCTGGACCATATAATCCAACCCCAACGGGACAAAATCAATTTGCTAGACTAGGATTTCCTGGTAAATATCATTCAACATTAACCTGGTCAGGTGGTCAATTAGATTTAACCGGTTCAAATTATGGTTATGGTGCATTTATGTATTCTGGAAGTAATACTAATGGCACTATATCCGTTGCTGGTGGTGGTAGTATTGCAATTAATAATTTTGAGGAGAAACGAATATTAGAAGTTTCGGTATCTCAAGTTTCAGGGTCTGTAGCACCTGGAGGAGTAGTTTATCTATTTAAAAGACAACAGTAATGGGATTATTAAACGAAATGAAACAATACTTTATACATGAAAATACAGACTTCATTGATGATGAAGAAGCTGTAACAGATTTCTCGGATTTAGCTGACCAAGACATTGACAATGACGGTGAAGTAGATGATTCCGATCGATATCTTCATAAGCGTTTAGGCACCATAGCTAAAATGGATGAAGAAGAAGAATTAGATGAAATGTCGACTACATCTGCAACTCCAGGATTTGAAAGTCCTTATGCGTTTGGTAAGGCTGATGATGACACTGTAGAAGCTGATGGATGGAAAAAGATCCCAAAAACAAATAAAATATTCAAACCAATGGAAAGCAAATCTACATATAAGAAAATGATGGCTGAAATGTATGGCATTAACGAAGCTGTTAAGTATGATATTGCAGCTGCTGTTAAAACGATCCAAAATTTTAATAAAGGTACGGCAAGTGACTTACCAAATGAAACATATCTGGCTAGACAAATTCTAAGAGATTTGGGATATAGAGTAACGACTAAAAATGTTAACACTGTGGTAGATCACCTAATGGCCTCATCAGACGGCGAAGAAATTCCAGAGGATGCAGTTATGGTTAAAGAATTAATTCCGATGCTATCTGAGGCAGTTTCATATAGAGATTATAAAAAAGATCCAACATCAACACCGGCACAGAAAGTTAATAAAGGTATTGCAGAAGTTAATCGCATGTTGAGTGAAATGGAAAAGATAGTAAATAACAATTTACGTCTCAAGCAAGAAGCCGGTGTTGATTCATCTCACTTCTGGAAAACAACCGGAACTCGATTTGCAAAAATAAACGAACGAATGACTCGTATATCAAATCGATTGAAAGAATTATCTAAATAAAGGAATAAACTATGAAACGATTAGAACTAAGAACATTAATCAGAGAAGAGGCTCGGTTAATATTACGAGAAATTTCTGGTACTAGTGAAATTAAGCAATTGTATCAAATTCTAGGATACGAGTCATTTGAAGAAATGCTAGATGATAATCCATCTTTAGTAAAGGCAATAGTTGATTGGGCTAATAGTGTTCCGGATTATAAATCTGAATTAGCTCGTAACGGATTCATGTAAGCAAGATACTTACGATAATAAAGGAAATAAAATGTCAAAGCAATTAATAGTAGATTATATACCATTTCAAGTATCTCCACAACAAATCAATGAGAGTTTGGAGAATAACGGTGGTCGGTTAATTGTTAAAGGTACATTACAACGGTCAGATGCTCAAAATCAAAATGGTAGAGTATATCCACGTGAGATACTAATGCGTGAAGCTAAAAAATATGATACCTTTATTAAAGAGCGTCGAGCCTTAGGTGAATTAGATCACCCAGATTCAAATGTAATCAACCTTAATAATGTATCTCATAATGTATTGGAAATGCATTGGGAAGGTAATGATTTAGTTGGTACTGTAGAAGTATTATCAACACCATCCGGAAATATCTTGAAAGAATTATTTAAGTCTGGAATTAGATTAGGAATATCTTCAAGAGGGATGGGGTCTGTTAAAGAAATGATGTCAGAAGATGGCAGTGGTCAAGTATTGCAAGTACAACCTGACTTTGAATTGATAGGATTTGATTTTGTTTCTAATCCATCGACGCATGGAGCTTTCTTATCACCAGTTAATGAATCAGTTGGCGCTAAAACAGCTACGGATCCATATTTATCAATAAATAGACTAATAACCGATATAATAAAGGAATTCTAAAATGCCATCATTAGCATCACTAGCAGGATCGAGTTTATATGGTACTTATACTCAAGGTACTAACGGATTGCCGGCAACGCCATATTCAAATATTGTAGGATATTCTAATCCAGGTCCAGACGGAGATAACCCTCAGGATTCTGGAATATGGGGAGTAGGAAATAAAAACTTCGCTTTTGGTAACGTTAAGAATAATAGTATAAACAACAGAAAATCGTTGCATAATGCAGGAGCAGCTGGTGTTAGTTTCTATGGACCATCAAATGCATCACCTGCTATAGGTACCGGTAATTATATGGATCCATTCGGTGGACCGATTGGTGCAACTACATTTAACGATGTATTGTCCGGCCAAGCGTATGTTAATACTAACGGTCAAGGACCTGGAACATATACGGACCAACGTGGTAACACAGGCGTAACACCTCCATTCTAATTCAAGTAGAAAATGAAACCATCTGAATTAAGAACAATAATTAGAGAAGAAGCGCAACTGGTATTGAAAGAAATATCGGCTGAAGAATTTGACCAAGCTCAAAAAGATTTTGATGATTTATATACTAAGGTAGAAGAATTACATCAAAAATACGGAACAGAACTAGAAGATTATTCAGAACCGGATTTTGTTACATTTTCACGGTATATTAAAGCATTATATAAAAGTATAGATAACATGCAAAAGTTTCTACGTAAACGAGAAGCTCGTGCAAAACAAAATACAGAACCAGATTTCGTAGGAATCGATCCAACAGTAGGAAATTAAAATGGCAGAAAAATTATCAGCAATGGCATTATATGAAAAGTTCTTAAGAGAAGAAGAGCCTAAACAATTAAGCACGGAAGAAAAGCGTGCCTTTATGGAAGCAGTTGCTAATTATCATTCTATCGGCGAAAGTATATACAGAGCTGGTAAATTGAAAGAAACAGCTGCTAATATGGCAAATATAGTTGAAGCAGCAGAACAATTAACTCTTCAAGAATCTGAACATTGGTTTGATAATGTTACTGTATCACGTCATATGAAGCAATTGAAAGAAGCTTATAAAGTATTTGAGAAGACTTCTGCAGAAATGGATGGATTACAACAAAGATTGGAATCAGCATATGAAGATATGGGTGGTATATTAAATAAGTATTATAAGATAGGAGAAGCTTTAGATCCAGTAGGACAAGAAGATGGTGATATTGACAATGACGG